ACCAACGTCTAGAATTGCAATGTGCATTTCATCAAACTTACCACCAACAGATTCTGCTGAAACAGAAGTTCCGGGTTGTGGTGCAAGAGAAGACCACTTTCTGTTTGTAGCAAATGTTAGATCGCCATAACAATCATTTGATGTAATTGCAGTGACAGTTGCTAAAGTATTATCTGCTGCATCTTTGAGATCTTCAGTTCCTTTAAGTCTCTTTGTTCCATCCCATAAAGTAACTTCTAGAGTATCACTACCAATTACTTTATATACATTACCTGTCTGAACATTACTATCGGAGTCTGTCCACTTTACATATGATCCAGCAACAGGTAGTGGAGAACCAACACCGTTTACATCAACAGTGATGTCTGTAGCACCTAAGTAAGCACCAGCTCTTGGTAGAGTTAGTGTATCGTCATCTGCATATCCAAAACCACCACTTGATAGTGTGATTGTAGCGGCACCATCTGCTGCGACTACGACCGAGAATGTAGCACCGGTTCCAGCACCACCAGTGGCAGTAATTGCATAAGTACCAGCGGTTCTGTCAACGGTGGCACCGTTGTTAGTAGCACCATCAAAATCAGATACTTGACCTGCTGCTGGATTTACTGTAACTCTTTGGTCTGAACCGTGATCGACTATAACTACTTCTACGTCGTTATTAAATTTTCCAGCTGTTCTTGCAGCCCAAGTATAATCCTTGGTTACTGTTGACTCAAAGTCATCTTTGTTTTTAATTACCAGACTTGTCGATGAAGTTGGGGTTGCAGCTTGTTTGATATTGGAATTCTTAAGTCCAAGATCTGTAGCGCCAGTTGGTCTGATTATTGCAGCGACAGCACCATATTGAATTAGGGTTGCAGCTGCAAACCATGACTCGTAATTATCATTATTGGGATTTCCAAATGTTTCTACGAGTTGTCTTTCACTAGAAACGTAAGTTACCTGATCGGTAGGACCACGTTCTGCGTCGATAGCAATAACACCAATATTCTGATCAGCTACCTGAACAGTGGCTGTAAAATCAACTTCTTTAACAAGTACTCCTGGTGAAGCTAATGCCATTTTGTATACCTCTATGAGATTTTTTTCTCAAAACTATTTATTTATATCGACTTTTTAGTGGGGAACCAATACATGAACACTTACCAATTTGGATAGTTCCAATTTCCAGTATCTAGTTTTCTATTTCTAATTATTCTTTTCTTCGTACACTCTTTACATTCGTATGAATACGATGATGGTATATCACCTCTATCTTTTCTTGTAAGATAAAACCCATCCATAAGATCTTTTACTTCATTACAGGTTCTACATCTTCTTTGTTGAAATAATAAATGTTCTAAAGAAATTTCTTCATCTAAATCCATATTCATTCCACTATTTCTTCATAAAATACAACATTTCCATAACCTACCATTGACTGTTTCCATTGGTTAGTATCCCACATCTTCTTATAAATCTCTAATATAGATTCATGGCCATATTCAGTAACCCATTTACGAATATAACTATCACTATTACTATCATAATCAAAACCCCTTTCTACGAGATCAGTTATAAATTCAATATCATAATGCGCTGTCATTACTTATACTCCCACATATAAGTCATATCTCCATACTCATCTGCTTTATTCCATGTGTCACCTTGATCATCTACGAAACTATCTTCCTCAGTACCATCTAATATAAATCCAAATGGTGCCATATCTTCTTCGATAGATTCTCGTTGATCTTCAAAAATTCTTTTTCTAATATCATCGGAAGTAAGTTCTCTAAAATAGTCTTGTACAGATAACCACGCAAAAATAACCAGACACATAGCAAGATCATCATTACATCCTTCTTCTGCTTCAAATGATTGTTTCTTCTGAATAAAAGTTGTCATCTCAGCAATAATTTCATAATCACTGATTAATAATTTATCATCTTCAATAAGTGCTTTAAGGTTTGAACATCCAGTCTTTTTGACAGTAGATGTCATCTTAATACCTAACTGCGACTTATGAGAGAATCCTTGACCTACAATTTGGCCAGCACGTCCTCTCATCGCACACATTAGAAGATTGTCATATTCAAGATCGAATTGCATAATGTCTGCAACTTGACCACCAATGTCATTTACTTCACATAAAACAAATGCGTGGTTATAACTTATCGCCACTGGATGTATAATATTGGGAAATAACAATGGTTTAATATTGTTGTTTTTATATTTTGCAACTACCTTATATGGAATAGTTGTAATATCCACTACTACAAATGCTGAGTAGTCATTACTAACACCTCTAGATACATCAACCGTCATTACATACTCATGATCTGTTATTGGTAATTGATATACATCCAAACCATTTTTTCGTTCCAATGGATCCTCATAGACCATTGTTCTGAGTTTAGATGGAGCGATAAGAGTATCAACAGATCCTAAGAACTCACACTCAAATTCTTGAGTGAACTGTCGTTGGGAAGTATTAGCAATCGTCTGCTCCTTCCAGGAAGCGTCTCTACCAGGTACTTGAGACCAATGTACTTCTGTAGTCGTATATTCGTTCTTACCCCTCTCAGCGTCATGCCAGAGTTTGTAGAACATGTTCATCCCGTTAGGGGTGGAGATGATAATAACCTTAGTAGACTTACCAGAAGAAATCGTAGGATATACAGACGAGAAAAACTGTTCTGCAATATGATTTGGAACGAATGCAAATTCATCTAGAAAGATGATGTTAAATGACATACCTCGGACAGCAGAACTAGAAGTTGATGCTGCAAGGATCTTAGATCCGTTCTCTAATTCTACATTACCTTTGTTCCATGCAAGGATGCCATGTTGCATCCATCGCGGTAAATTTTCATATGCTAACTGCAAACGAGATAATAGTTCTCTTGACGTTGTTGCTTTGTTAGCAAGAATACCGATATTTACATTGTCATTAAATATGATATAATGAAGCAAGTAAGAAATAACAGTAGTAGACTTACCAGTTTGTCGAGGTAGTTTCGCAATATTAAACCTATTCTTATGAAAACAATGTACCATTTCCTCTTGGAAATCATACAGATCAAAAGGTACTAGACCTTCATCCAATGAAACAATTTTAATATAATTTCTAGCAAAATATACAGGATCTCCCTTACACTTAATAAACTCCTGAACTTGGTCGGGAGTAAATTCTATAGAAATATTTGCTTTCTTTAAATTGGGATTACCAAGATATACGCTATCAGTCACATCAAATTATTCTAACTTTAATTATTTAGTTTACATCATTTCATACGTTGCAGGCCTTTTACCTATCTTTATCTGTTTATCCCTTTCCATCTCATATAACTTTTTCATCATCTCATGTTTCTTTTCAATATCATCTAGTTTCTTTTGAACCTCTTTAAGTTCTGATTGGATCTTATCCATTTACGTTTTAAAATACTTCTCCTAAACCTCCCTGCTGTTGAAGAGAATGCAAGTTAGTGATTTAGGTATTAACTATTTATCATTTCCCATCTGTTTGATCATCTTTTGTAGATCTGCTGTACTACCTACGAACATTGCGTTGTTTGTCACAGTTGTTGGACCTTTCTTTTGTTCATCCAGGTCTTTCATTTTCTTCTGCAAATCTACTAGTTTATCGGATATATCAGCGACATTTTTAATGAGGTTGCCTGCTACCTCATACGCTCTAGGATGATCCGAATTCTGTGCTACGTCTAAAATACCATTAATAGCTTCTTGACCCTTCTCTATGAGGTTATAAAGATGTCCTCTAGTATACTCATAATCACTATCGATATCCTTATCGGTTTTTGTTTTTTTGATATCAACAACAATCTCTTCTGATTTTTCTATCGCAGATTTAATATTAAAAGACTTATCTAAATTTTCAAAAGTATCAGACATATCAATAATCAGTCCAAGTTTCATTAAATCCGAAGTTATCATCTGGTTCAACAAACGCATCATCAAGTGTATTGACGACAGAGAATGATTGGGATCCAACCCCATTAGAAGTTATATCTAAAGCATAACCACGGGTAGCATTATATTTTGTTCCAGAAACTCTAAAGTTATCATTGTCAATTTTAATGATGTAATATTCGTTTCCATCAACTAGTCCACCTGCAGCAGATCCACCAGATCCAACTTTCAATGTTACAAAGTCACTTGTTATATATCCATGATTTGCTAATGTAAATGTATTACTATTAATATTAATAGAAGTAATTGCAGTACCATCATTATTATAATCTTCGGTTGCTTTTGGTGTAGCACTATATTTCACATATCTAGCACCAGCATTGATCGCAGCACCAATATCAACATTAACAGTTCTGATAATATCTGTTGTAGCAACAGGACCGTATAAGTAAGTTTTAGCGGTAAATGTGAGTGTATGAATTAGTGATCTTCTTGTTCTAAAATCACCTTCATAATCATCTTGCATACTCACATTATTTAAAATAATCGGTATGTCTTTAGTTTCTTTCGTCAACTCTACTAGTTTAATACTGATATTAAACATAGGTTGAAAATATGGCAAAATTTGTTCTAAAATTTGAACAGAATCATTATTATTTTTACTGATAATGTTTAATTCAAAATCTAAATTATATGGTACTGGAGAATACTGTTTATATACTGCGTCGGTTGTATCAGTTTTAGGGGAAGTACAAATTTGTATTGGTCCCAATTTCCTGGATGGATCATATGTAATACCCTGCATTTCAAATGCAATTCTAGGTAAAGTAATTTGAGTCTCAGAACGACCATCTAGGCTTGGTTCAGCTTCAATTCTTGCAAGAAATTTTTCTCTTGGTCCATATGAGAGTGGAATTTTCTGAGTCTGGACAACATTACCAGAACTATCAGTTCTCCTAAGTTCAATGTTATTGAACAGAGTACCAAACCCCACAATTGTTTTACGTATAATTTCGTGATAAAAATGTGTTCCTAACATTAAAAGACTCCTTGATTACCATATTCCCCGAAAGGATTACCTTCAGACCAATCTACAATATTATCACCCTCAGATTCAAAGAAGTCATTCTCTGCTTCAGGATCGTTTTCATTTTCAATAGTACTAAACGTATTTATCGTCCATTCAGCTCCACTAGTTAAACCTATTAGTGTATCGTTATCAGTGAATGTACCGACAATATCAGTTACCTCCAATTCTTTGTTTGTAGTATCAAATCTGACTACTTTAGCAGTCGCTTCATTTGGTGAAGCTTGTATAGTAACAGTTGGAGTTGAAGTATATCCAGAACCATTAGCTGTAATTGTGATACCAGAAACTTGTCCTATAGAATTTATAGTTGTAACTGCAGTTGCTCCGGTTCCACCACCACCACTAATAGTAACTGTTGGTGCTGAAGTATATTTAGCACCATTGTTATATAATTTTATTGATGAAACTGCATCTAATGTTAGTACAGAGATTGCCTTCGCAGTATTTGCTTGTGATTTGACAGTTTCCCCAGTTTTAAAATTACCTTTCGCAGAAATTATAGAAGTAACTGCAGCACCCGATCCAGTTCCAACTACAGTAACC